CAGAAAGAACAAGAAGAATTGAACGAGTCTTATCAACAATCTTTAAGGAATAAAGAAGAACGTGATAAGAAAAGATACAATGGAAGTGTAAACTTTCAGGAAGAAGGAGACTTTATTTTTTGTACTCGATGTAAAGATAATACTATTCATCAACCAACTTTTGGTAAGTGTATGAAGTGTGGACTAGAGGAATACAATGAAAAACAATGAAAAATGGAAGAAAGAATGGCAAGATATGCCAGAGTTTGAAATGGAAGATCTAAGTTCTTTTAGAAAGATAGTAGTACACTTTAGGAATCAAGAAGATATCGACAAGTTTGCTGAACTCATTGGTCAAAAGATAACCAAGGCTCCAAGTCTCTGGTATCCTGAGTGGGAGAAGAGGAGATATGCTGACAAGCGATACGTTGATGAATCCTAAACATCCAGTTTATATTATATCCAAAGGACGATGGGATAGTCGCCATACGAGTAAAGCTTTAGAGAAGATGGATATGCCTTATTCTATCGTTGTTGAAGATTATGAATACGAGCAATACGCAAGGTTCATTGACAAAGATAAGATATTAATTCTTCCTAAAAAATACATCGAGGAGTATGACTCATGCACCACGGACCAAGGAACTGGTTCTGGTCCAGCTAGAAATTTCTGCTGGGAACATGCACTAGAAAACGGCGCTACAAGTCATTGGTTATTAGATGATAACATCAAAGCTTTTGGTAGAATCAATAGGAATCTATATATCCATGTGACTTCTGGAACTATATTTAAAGCTGCAGAAGATTTTATCGAAAGATATGAAAACGTGGCACTTGCTGGATTTAACTATGATTTTCTAGCTAAAGCTAAAACAAAATTACCAGCGTTTGTTACAAACACTAGAATATACTCATGTCTATTAATTAAAAATGATATACCCTATCGTTGGCGTGCAAAATATAATGAAGATACAGATTTATCATTAAGAGTTTTAAAAGATGGTTGGTGCACTGTGCAATTTAATGCATTCATACAAGAAAAAGCAACCACTCAAACTATGAAGGGTGGCAATGAAGAGATTTATAAAAATGGCACATTGGATAAATCTAAAATGTTAGCAAGGTTACATCCAGACGTTGCAGAAGTTGTTTGGAAATTTAATCGTTGGCACCACAAAGTAGATTATAAACCATTTAAAAAAAATGAATTGAAAAAGAAAAAAGGATTAAAAATTAAAAAAGGAATTAACAATTACGGAATGAAAGTGATAAAGATATGTTAGGTTTATTTTTTCTTGGAATATTTTTAACAGTGATTGGATTATTTATTGCTTACTACATGGGATCTAAAAAATGATGGATGAAAAAGATTTGAAGGAATATGAGGACAATATTAAACTTGTCTCAAGGTTAAAAAAATCCAATAAATTCAACTATATAGAAGGAAAACAAATTACGGATGAAGAGTCTGGAAAGCGAATTTATGACATCGTTGGTACTAGACTTCCAAGCGTAACTACGATATTAGGACAAACCAAAAATCAACAATTTTTAAAAAACTGGAAGGCCAAAGTTGGAGAACAAGAAGCAGAACGAATCAAAAATTTATCTAGTAGGCGGGGCACAGCCATGCACAAATTCTTGGAATCTCATATACAAGGAGTTGGCTACGATGATCTTACAGAAATCGGACAAGCGGCGAAGCCCATGGCCCAAAAAATTATTGAAGAAGGTTTACTCCCTGTGGAAGAGTGGTATGGGTCAGAAGTTATGCTACACTATCCTGGGTTATATGCTGGCAGTACTGACCTGGTATGTAATCATAATGGTTTAGATACTATCATTGACTTCAAACAAGCCAATCGACCCAAGAAATTAGAGTGGATAGATGACTATTTCTTACAAATTGCTGCATACTGCATGGCCCATGACTATGTATATAAATCAAATATAGAGCAAGGAATCATAATGGTCTGCACTCCTGACCTGTATTATCAAGAATTTAAGTTTTCTGGGCCTGAATTGAGATCTTGGAAGCACAAGTTTCTCAAAAGACTAGACATGTATCACGAGCTTATACACGACGAAAAAGAGCAACAAAATGTCAAAATTGAGGCAAATGTGTTCAAAAAAAGGCAGTAGACGCCATATAAGGGATGTACAGAATAATTTTGAATTGAAAAAAAAAAACATGAAAAAAAACTGTCTTTTTGTCCAAATGAGCTATTATCGTTGGTATATATAGCTAAAGTGTAGACAGAATGTTGGACAGAATTACTTTCATAGACAGAATTATTTTGTCCATTAGCAGTGCCTATCGCGCGCGCGAAAAGCGTTTTTTTATTTCAAAATTATCTGTATAATCCCTTATATGATAGGGAACGCCATGACATTGGTAATAAGTATGATGACAGAGACAGAATTTTGGGATAAGTTCCAGAAGAAACACAATTCGAAATATTACAATGCCACGAAAAACAAAAAGAAAATTAAACTTAAATCAAAACGCCAACGACGTTATCCCTTATTCAAAAGTAAGAGTTGAATGGATTGATATTTTAAGTGACTCGGGTTGGGCTGATGAAAAGGGTTTTAACAAGATGAGGTTAGCCACACCTGTTAATGAAGGTTGGTTATACAACAGAGATAAATATGCTATTAAGTTGTTTGCGTCTTATGATCGGGATGAGGATGGCTCTCTAACTTTTGGGGATCGGACGATGATTCCTCTTGCTTGTGTGAAGAAGATTCAGAAGATTCAATAGCTTCACCTTCAATCTGCTTCGCATTTAAAATCGGTGCGTAGTCTTCTAATATTTTTTTCATTTTTTCTTCTAGTTGTGCCTCTGATAATTCCTCTAGCTTACCTGTTTTTATTATTTTGCGGTCTATGTATAGTCCTGCAGCCATACCTCTGTTCTTCTCAGCATTTGTTGCAGCGGAGAATGCCCCCTTCTTCAAAGCTTCCTCTCTAATCTTACCTAGTTCTGCCACATGCCTGTCGTAAGTGACTTCATATTTTTTGAGCTTTTCTTCTCTTAAAGCTCCTATGTATTGTACTACTAATGGAGACAACCTAGGGTTTTGTAGTTCTGACGCTTCTACACTAGCTCTTTTCTCGCTATAGCCAGCAGCGATGGCTGCTTCTCTTGCCGTAGTTCTGCCTTCATTGAATATTAAACATTCAGCAAATCTCATTTGCATTTCTGTTAATCTTTTTGGAACTCCCATATTGACAATTTAAGGTAACTATCCTATATTGTCAATATGAAAGGTATGAAAAAAATGACAAAAAAAGAAATAGAAAAGATGGAAAACAACAAGGGTAAGCAAGTTGAATTTGAGTGGCTTAAAATAAATTATGATGATAATGGAAAACCTTATAGACCATTAAGAATTGGGATTTATTATGGCTTAAGTAAAGATAAAAAACATTTTAGAATAAGACCCTTAAGTGGCTATTACGGCTATGATACTAAAATGGTTAAAATTCCAACTGAATTAATAAATATATTAGGTACAAGATAAAAAATAATGCAAAAAAACCAAGATGATCGAGGAGAACTAGATTTGACCAAACAAATTGATGACAAAGATAAGTTAATTGCTGAGTTGAGACAACGTGTTAATGAGTTGTTAGCCATTAATAAATCACACCAACAATTGATGGGTAAACAAATAGCTGAAAACGAAGAACTTAAAAGAGATAATAAAAATCTTGCCAAACAAATAGATGATTATTTTCAGGTTCGTATGAATAGCACGCGTAACTCAGGAATGTAATGTTAGTTAAAGATTTGCAGCAATTCTTAGGTGGCTTCACAGATAAGTTAAAAGGTAATGCTATTAGTCATGCTAAAATATATATTGAGAAGAATGGTTATCTTGAAGAGATTAAAAGAATGGAAGTACAAGAGCACGTATTAATAGGTCAGCCAGGTTTGAGGTTGGTGCTAAAAACTCATTCAGATCAAAAATTAAAATTAGATGATAAATTAATTAAACCATACTAAGGAGAAAAATGGAAATAACAAACGAACAAAGAAAACAATTATTAGAGTATTTGTCTAGAAGACCTTACTCTGAAGTGTATACTTTGATTGCTATGTTAGTGTCTCTAAAGCCTAAACCTAATGGCAAAGAGGATGACAAAGTTACCCAGAAAAATTAGTGGGTGCAGAGCAGAAATTATACAGAAAATTAAAAACTAAAACACCTAAAATTATATGGAATAGGATTGAAAATCTTGCTATTCCAGGTATGCCAGACCTATTGGGATATAATGCTAATAAGCATTTTTTCACAGTTGAGTTAAAAGTCACAAAGGGTAAAAAAATTAAATTTTCACCACATCAAATTGCGTTCCACGTGACACATCCAGAGAATACATTTATCTTGGTCGAGGCCCTCGATCCAAGAGCCGGGAATCGTTTTCACATGTACCGTGGTTCATGCATCCTGGAACTAACCGGCCGGGGCTTGGAGCTTGATGCTTGGT